TCTTCTTCTTCTTCTTCTTCTTCTTCTTCTTCTTCTACCAGATCATCTTCATCTTCATCTTTAATCATTTGCTTTCTGCCTTTTGCTATTTAGCCTGTTAGTAATTGATTTGGTGGTCATGGCAGGGTAGCAAGCCCTCTGTCTTATTCAATATATTCGGACAGTAACCACCAAATCAAATTCTAACTATCCCTTGAACCCGGACTGACTGCCCAGAGGGGCATAGTCCTTTGCGTCGTTGAAGTCATTACCCTTGTTGCTTGTTCCACGGGCAAGATAGATATCAATCTTCTTGCCAACAGTGGTTTCAGCGTTGAGTTCGATCGGAGTCATGGACTGTTTACCAGTCACTGAATCCCGAACGATCTTGGCACCCAAGGCGAGAAAGAGATTCTTTCCGAATCCCATTGCCTTTTCATTGAGAAGCACGCGGGTTCGAGCACCCTTGTGTTTCTCTCCAATCACTTTCCAATACATGATGTAGTTCGTGCTACGGTCAGTAGTAGCAGGTTTCTCTTCGTACTTCGTGCATTCGCACGCAAACCAAGAGGGTTCAACAAGTTCGCCGCCGGAAAGATCGTCATCAGTCAGTTGGATTCTAGCCATTGTTCTGTTCCTGTTCTGGTTTACTTACTGGTTTACTTCACTTCACTTCACTTCACTTCACTTCACTTCACTTCATGTTTTCTTGATCCTCCATTTCACCATACTCATTCAAACAATTCTGAATGAGTTCGTACAAGCTCAACACTTGACCTTCACTTCCAGTCAAGGTAAATCTATGTGGCAATGGCAGGCTAGTCTTTGCCAATGGAAACTCAGCAGTTGGCCTAGTGTTTACAATGTAAAGCAACTGACCATCTATGCTTCTCTCAGTGGTAAAGTACCATATCTCATCAAAGTACGCCGGGATTACAGACTCAACCTTTGGGCCAAAAGATACAATCGAAGTGTACTTCGTGGATGTTGCCATATCCACGCGCTGTATTGGATGTGCCTCTACAATTACATTACATGGCAACGCTCGTAGTGCATCCAATACTTGGGATATAATTGATGCTTCCCCAGAGTATTCATCCCATCCCGGTACAACTATACCACCCTTGTTCTTCTTTCCAATCTCGTTAGAACCTTGTCTGACCCTCAACTGATAAGTAACTAGAACGTTTGAAAGTGATGTAATTCCAGCAAGTTGCACTGTCTTGAAATCACAGCGCGAGAGCAAACCTGGAATGTAGCGATAGGCAAACTCTTCAACGTTCTTCGTGTTGAATTCAGTATAGTGAATCTGAGCCTTTGGATAATGGAGCCGAACTGGTTTCATTCGTCCATCGAAGTCCATGAATTCCATCGGCCCGGCCTCACTAAAAGAAGCTCCAGCTAAAGTCTTTCCAGTTCCGGGTTTACCAATAAGTAGGGCCATGAACTTAGAATTGAGTAGTGAGATTTCGTTTGTGAATGGCATTATGTTTTCCTCATTTTCTCTATGATGTTTGTTACGTGGTAATTGTAACCTTCTGCTAACCTTTCTCCAACATTGATTGCATTAGTCATGTTAGACATAAACATTTGAAACTGACTAAGTGCAACCCTGATGGTCATACACTCAGCAAAAGATAGAGTGTGACCGTTAATGATTATGTCTGGCTCTGTCCAACCTGTCTCCTTATCTATTGGCATTTATTCTACCCAATAAGCTTCGTCGTTTACCATTACTGGACTGTCAATGTCTGAGTTCTCAAGCATCAATTGTGCTTCTGCTTTTGATACCTTATAGTGATAATGCACTGCCATTACTACAGATTCTTCCTCGGCGCGCCAGCATTCTGTTGACTCACCTCTTGATGAATAGAGAGTTAAAGGAAGTGAAGTGACAGGATCATAGAGTTTCATTTTAGTTCTCCTCTTTGTTATATTTGTCTACTGCCTTCCTAATATCGTCGAGTGCTTTCTCGTAAAGCTTTGCTCTAGTTCTCCAATACTCTACGTCTACTTCCAAGCACGCTACTTTCTCTACAAGATTATTAATGTAATAAAACTTTGCTTCCGCTTGGGGAAGCACAGCTAACTTTTGCTCTCGATTCCATATGTTCCTAATTTGAGCTTGATTCCTTAGTGCCGGGTAAGTGATACAATTTTCCAACGCCCAAAGCTCAAGCTCAACCGGAGTAAAATCGCTGCTGCTAGATTCTGGAAGATTCCTGTTTTGGTATGGGTTGTCATTGGTTAGTTCCTTTCTTGCAATATCCCTGATTGCCAGTAAGATGTTTACTAGATACTCATCTGATAGTTTAGATACATGTATGAGTTTGTCACTAGACTCTGACCACCAACTATTTGTTGTTCCCTTAAACGGTAGCTTCATCTTGAGTTTCCTGTTTTACTTGCCTTTTGTTTAGTCTTACCTTCCAAGCTCTAGCATACAGAACTTGTATCCTAAGCTCGGCGTAGTTGAATATCCGATAGACTATGTACCCAAGGAATAGGTAAGTGATCAGGTCATTGACTAGCTTCACTACTGAATCAGTCATCTTCCACATCCAATATCTCAGCCATTGACATGACAGGAATATTAATGTGAACTTGATTACCTTTAACTCTAGTACATGCTTTGCAATGCGGTTTGTTTACAAGCATCCTCAAAGCATTAGGTAGCAAAAACTCCGCGCCGCACCTATTGCAAATCGAACGCTTACCAAGGACTAGGAAATCCTTTTGATAGTGTGAGCAATCAGGATCGGCGCACTTGTAGTAGTTTACGAAACCACTATCCTTATTCTGCTCTGTGAGTTTACCCACGGCGCGAACATATCGGTGAACGTGAGTTTTAACTGGCATTTTCTCCTTCCTTTACTATGAATTTAACTTCAACTATTTCTAGGTCTTCCTTCTTCCTACCATCTTCCTCTATGTCTAGCTCACGGTCTGCCCAAGGTTCATCTGATATATAACGCAAGGCATAGTTCGGTTTGGCGAACCATTGCACTATACTCTGAGTAGCCTTATTCCTAGCAGTAAAAAGTCTAGGTACTCCAAGCTTAAAGTACGTGCTATCCGTAACTTTCGCGCCGGGGTTCCAATGTGTATACCCGCCGCGCCACACCGATTGTGGCATCAACTCTTTGGTTTGCTTGTGTCTTATTGCATAGAATGTGTAGATCATAAATCACTTTTTGGATTCTTTCTATCTGCCTCTTTGATTAGACCAACGTTTACAAATCTCCTTCATTACCTAAAATAAGCTCAATGTTCTTGAACATCAACCCACATAACTTGAATCCAATTGTTACATGAATGGTATAGTAGAATCCATAAAAGCTACCCTCTTCCTTTTCCTTTGAGTATTTGAAAACTCTCTGGCAAGCATGAGCATAGGTATGTGGACTGACAACTAAACTCTTGGGCCACGCCTTACCTACGCCATAGGTATTGTTTATGTAACTAACTAACTCCTCCGAATTCATATTCTTTTACTCTCTTCAAAGACCAGAACCTAAGCTTTAGCAATCCATCTTCGTCGTATACTGATTCTTTGGGAAGATGGATTGCTTTACTAAGATATCCTAGTTTGATTACTCTTGGTAATCCACTTCCTCTCTCTGCTCTATGTAGTCTGCCTTTGTAGATTACTAAATCATAATCACCGGGATGAGCAAACATAACTACTCTCTATGTTCTAGAACTGAGGTTGGGTCCCACTTATCTCCAACTAAGAATTGATTCTGTAGCTTCCATGCTTTACTCTCTGGTGTAGCAGAGCAACACACTTCATAGAACTCACACAATTGAAACTTAAAACAACCTTGGTGATTCTCAGGCCACTCATCATTCTTTGAGTAGATAAGATACTGCTTAACCCAATAGATGACATGTGTCTTCCATCTATTGAGTAAATCTTGGGGATAAGACAAGCACACGCGCCGGAATTTTTCATCCGGTTTCAAGGATGTTTGTAATCCAATTACATTCACCCAAAGGTTATTGCTTTGTGTTGCCGTACAGTATCCCTCGAATTGATCGTCCAATAGAATGTATTCGGAACGCCGCGTCTGACTTTTGTGGTCAAAGAGTTTGTCTTCACTACCCATTAGTGAGGCAATCAAATCAATTACACCAACGTAAACTATACGAAGAGTGTCATCTTTGTAGAGTTCAAAAGCAAATGGTTCCTCAACGAACTTGACTTCCATTGGTTCGTGCTTCCTAAACTCAACGTATTGTTCGAGTGAACGAAAAACATTGTTGATCTCAATGTCTGGTAACTCAAGCTTTACAGATTCAGGACGGGTCAAGGTCCATGCTGACTGAGCGCACGATTCCCAATCCAATTTGTTGTCTGATTCCTTGCGTGCTCCATAATACTTAGAAAAGAAATAGTGAATCAGAGTGCCGCGTACAAGTGAAAGCGGTTTCTCAATCGTCCTAAAGTCTTTCTCAAAGTAAAAGTTCGTCCGCGCCGGGCACCTTTGAATACTTGAAAGCAATTGTGAGTCTACAACTATGGTTTGCATTTGGTTCCTTTAATAGTAAGTTACAAGGTAAAGGATCAGCGCGGCCAATAGTGTCGCGCCGATCCATACAACATCAAGAATGGATAGTTTTGGCATATCTAGAGAGTGCCTCCACTACATGACTAACTTCATCTTTGTTCTTGAGATAGAATGTACCAAGACCAATCTCAACATTGTCCTCAGGATTTTCGTATGTTTCGTATCTTGAAATAGAGAACCTAACTGAATCCTTCATGTACGATTGCTCATTGATTACTGTTACTATCTCAGTACCAATAAGCTTAGGTTCAGGTTTAAGCTCCACTCGAATAAGCTTGTCAACACGCTGACTCATTCGTGCGCTGGAGGAGCCACGAATAGGTTCCTTTGTATGATTGTCACAAAAGTAAATCTCATGGGATGAAACTACTTCCAGCGCCCCTACATGCTTTGGCAATCCTACAATATAGAATCCCGGCTTACTAGAGACTTGAACCATGCATGAATAGAGTGAGCAGTCAGTTGCAATGTCAGTAAACTTGTAACGCAGTTTAGTAAGAATGGCGTGCATGTCTGCGTATGTGATTTCCTTGACATCTGACACCCCCTTATGTTGAGCAAAGAGGCCAGCACAATCATCGACTGACTTACCAGTAATAATAGATAAAACCGCAGGTCCACAGAACTGATTGGTTCCGGTATGTACTTTGTTCATGATTGGTTTATCTCACTTAGAGATATCCTCACTTCAATGTGAACTTGAGAACTACTTGAGAACGACTTGAACTTGAGAGCACACTAAGCTAACTTAATTGCCTTCTTAATATCATCTACACTCATGCCCATCTTGAGCAAAGCCTGTGCTGACTTTCTTTGTTCCTTCGTAGCACTAGTCAAGTCTAGTGTCTTCATTACTTGGTCTATCTCACGCTCCTTTGCAATCTTCTTGAACTCCGAATTGGTTGCCGGTTGAAAGCTCGGATCGTTTATCAGCGCGAGGCGTTCTTCCTTAGTCAATCTAGCATTTAATTCTTTCGCCGCGTCGTACACCACGCGCCGTTTTGTTCTTGCTTCTAGTTCCAGTGTTTCCATTGAAGTAATGAATTGAAACATTGCCTCATTCATTTCTTCTGGAGAGTTAAAGTTTGAGAGAACCCAATTAGGACGCTCTGCCACAAAGATTTCTTGCCACTTCATGGTAGTGTTGAGGTTCGTTTTCTTCCAAGCTTCCACGCGCCGTTCTAAAGAGTCAGGCACATTCTGCCTATATTCGTGCAATGATTTATCCGACTCCATAATCAGGTTTGCTTCCTTAGCATAACAAGAATCACATAAGTCTAAGTAACGGTTGTGGAAGTTAAGCCTAGTAAGTCTAAGCTTAGATTCGTTGTTAGGGCAAGTACAGGTACCAAACAATTCCCTTGCACAATTTGGTTCATGTACTTGAAACTCTGTAGTACCTTTACCACACCCATCGCAAGTCATTTTGTTTACCTATTGGTTACTAAGTTTGAATGCAAGGGTTCACTAAACTAAACTAAACCAACGTGAACCCTTGCGCGCCGCGCCGCAAACTAAAGCTTCCAACGCTTTCCACCTTTCATTGCCACAACTTCAAGCAATTCTTTCATCAGACTAGATTCGTCCCAAGCAATTTCCTTGTTATCCAAGGTAGAGGTAACGATTGCTCTTTTCTGTTCTACAAGCTCAGTGAACATTTCATCCACTGTTCCAACAGTAATCATGTATGTTGCAATTACTGGCAATGCTTCGTTTGCCCGGCCAATACGGATAAACCTACCTTCTACTTGTTCTTCTGCCGCTGGCGTCCATTGCCTTTCCATTAGAATAGCATCATTGCAGAATTGCATGTTCAACCCTTCACCTGCTGCAAGGGTAGATGCTACGCAAATTCTGGAGTTAATATTATCCTTGAATCTCATTACTGCTTCATGCCTTTTGTCCATTGATTGGCTAGCAGTAATCTCTTCAATGTCTACCGAAAGACCATTGGAAAGAATCATCTCCTTAAGCTTTGCAATCAGGTGCGCCGTTACATCCAAATGATGAGTAAAGATTGTAAGCTTAGATTCAGGTTCCCTATCTAAGAGAAAGTCTTCAACAAACTCTACTGTAGGATTAACCTTGTTCCATCCTGATAGATGTCTAAGCTTAGTCAATTGTTGAAGTGCATTGATATAGCCACCATTTTCTTTATCATCATTCATGTGATAGAAAGCATCTTCCAAGTCTTCCTGAGTTTTATCGTATGCCTTTTCAAACTCTTTCTGCATTTCCACACTGTGGAAATTTCTGGAGATTGTAGGCAATTCCGGCGCGACTTCTGCCCTTGTGCGCCGGATGATAAAGTCAGATGTTAGTTCATGAAAGTATTCAGCGTTACGTAAACCACCTACTTTTGTAGACCAACCGCTAGAATACGAATCACAGAAATCTCGAATGTAGCTTGCATAGTAAGTGAATGTTCTCGGTCTAAGAATGTTCAAGACTGTAAAGTATTCTCCAGCATTGTTCATGATAGGTGTGCCGGAGAGCGCAATTATGTGAGAAACATTCTTACAGATATCTTGAACTTCCTTTGCTCTCTTTGATTCATGGTTCTTTACTTTCTGACACTCATCCAAGATTACCAGTTTGATATTGAGTGAAGCTTTGACATCTTGTGGGAGCCTACGGAGCATGTCATAAGATACAATGTAACCCTTGAATCCCGGTACGATTTTGTCCTTTGAAGTCTTAATCATTTGTGGAATGAATTCATATCCAGCCCACCTAGACATTTCTCCAAACCATTGCATCATCAAAGCACCCTTACATACGACAAGGTAAGGGCAAACTTCAGTTTTGTGAAGTTTCACTACACCACATGCTTGGACTGTCTTTCCCAATCCCATTTCGTCGCTGATAAGACAACGAATGTTTGACTTCTCAGCAAACTTAATGCCTTCTACTTGGAATGGCCTAAGAGAACGTCCATCCATGCTAGTAATATCATAGATAGAACCAACTACCTTTTCTGCTATGAAAGAGTGACCACACTTCAACTTAATGATAGTGTCCGCGCCGAATGACGAGCGTGACACTTCAATAGCTATTGCAGTGCAATGCGGGCATTTATCTTTCATTATATGAGATACTGGACTCATAATGTATCCTTTCTGTTTTTTAGATTAGTTCAAGTAGAATCACTAGACTGTTGTGTCTTTAGACACTGGAATAATTGGTCTCATTATAAAGTGTCTAGTGATTCTAATTCAACCAAACTAAAATTGCAGAATATTGACATACTAGGCTATCCGTCTACTGCTTGGGTTTAGTGCGCCTAGACCTTTTATTAAATCAAGTAGTATCAAGTGATGTTATCTATCATTTGAATCTCCTTTCTATTGCCGAATTGCAGTAAATTCATATTTAAATCTCCGTGTTCACTTGAAAATGTTGGTTAATTAGGATTGAATGAGTAAGTATTGTGTTCTTCTAATGTGGTACTCCGGGGTTACTCCGGGGGTTAACTGACTTGGTTTGGCGACTGTAAGCCTCACGTTTGCCTAGGGTTACGGCTGTCGGCACTCGGTGACTCCCTGCCTATGCCTTCAGTATACACCCCATGTCAAGTGTGTCGGTTTGACCACAGGTGTCCTGTTTAGGTGACATGGGCAAGGGGTGTGCCATAGTATGTATATATATAGTACATATATATATTATCATACTCTTTTCACATTTTCTCTCCTGTGTCCACTTACGGTGACACTTTTGGATCGGGTTCATGGGCACTCTATCACCGGAATAGATGTATACCCTAATGGCAAGGACGGCGGTAAGTCCTTTCGTTGCAACGGGTTACGGCGTTTCCCGTGCCGTGATTCGGGCCCGGAGTAACCCCGGAGTACCACATTAGAATCCCTGAATACCAGACAGTTAAAGGTAGATTAACCAACATTCCACATGAACAAAAAGTGAACACGGCAATTGAATAGATAAAAGAATACTTCCTTGAGTATGATTGAAGTGGAAGTACTCTTTTACGTGTTCAATTTACCTTTCCCAACGTTCTCTCATTACATCAATGGTTGATTGTGGTACACCATGCACATTTGGAAATAGTTTACCAGTCATTGTCATTTCGACAACGGTGTAATCGAATTTGTGAGCAATGGCATAGTAGAAATCCATTTCCCAACGTCTGGAGAATGTGTTAGACACAACTATCTGTGGACTTCCACTTTCCATCAGTAGTGTGACGTTGTTCTGACAGAATAAGTGTGCTTCCGATAGTTTAGAAGCATCAAAGTGGTATTCTCCTTCTACATTGTAGAAGTAAGTGTCTGCTTCACAATGTGGAATGTTTAGTGAACAAGCAAAGGTTGACTTTCCACTACCGGGCAGTCCACGAACAAGATAGAGTGTTTTCATTTGTGTTTTCTCCTTATGCTTTGTTTACTCTTGTTTGAATACTTAGGTAAACTAAGAGCTTACCTAAAGATTCAATAAGCGCAGGTTTTACCTTAATATTCCAGAGCCTACGTAACCCGGCAAAGGTATAGGTCTGGAAAGCTAGAGCACTCATACCACAATCCTTTCTTAGCAATGATTACCTAGCTTTGGTTAATTCACATTGGGTAACCTCACACTAGGTTAGTATTATCTGACTTCAATCCAAACATAAGAATCGAAGTATGGTGCAAGCGTAGTCAGTAAGTCATTCCACGTAGCGAATGACTCCACATACTTAACATCGTCTCCGCAGTAGACTTCTACCGCAGTGAGAGTGTTAGAGTATATGATTAGAGTAGTCACGATTAACTCCTTTGGTAAGCTTAAGAGTTTACCAAAATAGTTAATCTTTGGGTAGACTGTAGACATACGCTACAGTCTACCCTTAGATTACTTGGATAGTCCTAAACTATCCAATGATACCCTTTGCCGTAGTAACTGCTACTTCAAGGGTAGCGCCAAGTTTCTGCATAGCATTCACTGCATCCCTAAATGCCTTTGTCTGTGCATCAGTCCATGCAGGATTCAAGAACTGAGCAAGAACGTCAGACGCCAAATGGAACTGACGCAGATTGTATCCAATGACTGCATCGTCAATCATTGTCTGCATATTTCCGGCGTAAGCTTCAGCAAGAAATGCCTTTGGGTCAGTAACTACTCCAGCCGTTCGCAATTCTTTCTCGGTTGTCATTACCTGATTGCCTTCAGCGTCCTTCACAAGCTTGCCAATGGTAACTTTACCACTAGCATCGGTCGTATCAGGTTCACGCTTTTCCACTTCCACATCAACATACGTGCCGATACCCTTGTATGTGACTTCCTTTGTCTGCCGACCGCGCGTTTTTCCAGTGATGTCTACAAACATGGCTGACTCCTTCGATTGGGCGTTATTGCCCGCAAGCCGATTGTATCATAGGCGTTAGAGAATGTCAACTGTGGTGAAACTACCACGGTCAAGCTTTGCCGTCAACCGAACAGACTAGCAGGCGAGATACCGTGATAGTCTATTAACCTTTCGGCCTGATTGATAACCTAGACTCACTAGAGAGTCTTAATACCTTGCAATTGAATGCAAGCATAAATCAGGTTTGCCCTACTTGGTTAATCTTGAATTCTCCTTTCAAAATGTTTAGACGACCGAAAACTCAAAAGGTTCAAACTGAAAACTTGCTCGTAAGCTTGAATCAGAAAGACTCAAGCTTACTGGTAAGCATTCACTTTGCCGTTCAAAATGTTTAGACGTGATAGCTTGGAAAAAGTTCCCCCTGCATTTCGTCGGTTTCCACGATTTCATAGTTCCACGGCAAACGAAGAGATAGCCAATAGTTTAAAGCACGTTCACGGGTAGTGAACGGAAAAGCATTGAACGGAATGTTCGTTGAACCTTCAGGTCTAACCCATACCGTTCTTTTAAGGGTAGACTTGGATAGAACTGGAAAATAGGCAATCATGCACATAGGTTTACCTCATATTGAGAATATGGCATACAATTGTGCCGATACCATGATTGAGAACACGACAACGAAAACGAACAAAAGCATGATTGATACCTCAAGGAATGGCATATCAAAGGGATATGCCAAACCTTCAATTATCAATCTAGAATAGCTAGGCTATTCGTTGTTGTTCTTCAGATTGTGCCACGCAATCTTGTTTGAGAGAACAACACGGCTATAGGAGCAAACACCATCAACGAAGATTGACGACAATTCGTTGTTGAAGTAATTGATAGTTACTCCGTGGAAGTGGAAGTAACCTGTTCCGGGGGTTTGTGTGTAGCGTTCCATGATGTTTCTCCTTGGTTAGCCTTGCTTGGTTTTTCTGCCGTTCAAAAAGTTTAGACGCCCGAAAACTGAAAAAGTTCAAATGCTTTTTGAATGCTTTGCCATAGCCTAAACTGGAAAGGGTTTAGGCCACAGCAAAGGATTCAACGTTCGTCGAAGTAATCATCGTAACCATTGGCAATGTTGCGTGCTATTGCCTTCTGGCATTTGGCACAAATGCTTGAGGTAGCCTTACGAGAAAGCTTTTTGCCACATTCCACGCAACGATAGACTTCTCTGCCCTTAGAATCGTGAGTAGGGCAATCTCCAAGAGAATGGCCGCAGCAAGGGTAATCTTCACACATGGTTAACTCCTTCTCGAATGGCTATGCCTGATGTTTAGTTCATGCATATCGTATGCTGCTGTTTCGTGGGGCATGAACAATATCAAGACATAGAATAGAACTGACTTAATCATTGATTGGTTCTCCTTCGTTGGTTGGTTAAGGTTTGAGGTTTAGGTTCTCTCTTGTCGCCACATCGTTTGACTGGCGAGTGAGGTAGCAATCGGCCTGCCAGCGAAAAACCCCAATGATTCCACAATTGTGGACAGAGAAGTCTGCGCCCGGCGCGACAAATGTTCACGTATTCGCCAGACAATTGGTATTTTACGGATTCCTTACGAACTTTGAATACTTATGGATTCTTTATATACTACTTATGGATTCTTTATATACTACTTATGGACTACTTGTGTACTACTTATGGACTATTTATATACTACTTATGGACTACTTATAACTCTTTACGGACTACTTATGCCCCACGATTGGCGACGTTGCCCTACGGCGCGATTGAATGCCGGGCATATCATAGGGCATCCTTTCCGGGTAATCGTTCCTGAGCAATCCTCGCGGCTTTTATATCATTTGACCTAATCATAAGGATTATATAAAGACTACGAAGGCTTTCGTATACGAAGACTTTCGTATTGGGGCTAATGCCCTAAACCTGCCTACCTCTCATCTATCCACTGGTTATCTATCCCCCGTATACCCCGCCAGCAGACACCCCTCCGCGCTCACGCGCGGAGAAATATTCATCCCCGTGGATGATGCTATATCTTTTAGTTCACGGATGTGTACATATCTTTTAGTTCATCTTTTAGTTCACTAAAACTAAAATTAAAACAAAACCTCTAGTTCACATATGAACGCAAGCTCCCGTTCACCCAGAAATCGTAAGTCCTTCAAATACAACATGTTGCGCTCTCCCCCACACTTGACAACCCGTAAAGCGGCTGCTACACTCCATGCACGGGAGAAATATATGATTCTAGATGAAGAACAAGTCAACCTCAGACTTGATTCACCGGATAATCTAATTAACAAGCTATTGATTAAGCCTCTTCATAATAGTCCTGGACCTAGAGGTATTCCTCCAATGGTGCAGACTCTTGCTGTTGCTTTGGGTCAGATAGATAGTCAGCCTGCCGCTGCCAAAGCTTTTGGTATGGCACAACAGAATGTTTCTTATCTTACCCATCATGGTAAGAACATTGACAGAGATTTTGTTAAAGAGAAAGTTACCAGTGCCCATTCCTCTGCATTGGATGCAATGCTTGAATCCATTTCCCTACTTGGACCCAAGCTTAAGGATGTTAAGAAGGCAAGTGAGCTTGCACGTATAGCAGACAATATGGCAAGTGTAGTAAACAAAACAACTCCACATACAAACACACCAAGCAATTTGGTGGTCGTAGCCTACGCGCCGAGAATGAAAGATGAAGCAGAATTTGAGCAAGTTATCACTGTAAATTCCAATCAATAAACGTGCGCTCTCCCGGTCACTCTCCCGGTCAAGTTCACTTTCAAGCTCACGTTTAGATAGGATCAATCAATGGCTTTGACTGCTCAAATAGATGGCAAAGATTTTGGGTGCAGCACGGCGCACATTCAGGCAACAGCGGCTGTAATTAGAGAAGTTATCAAGGCCGCGTCTGGAACTATCTATGCCATATCTGTCTCAAACACAAACGCAACCGTTTACTATGCTCAAATATTCAACCTCGCCACACCACCTGTTGCCAGTGATGGTACAGGCTTTATGTTTAGTATCCCTATCCCTGCAAATACAGCTGTAGGTGGAAGGGAAATGGGTATCCCTGTAAAGGGTATTGGTTGCCCTGATGGTATTGCAATTAAGATCTGTGGTGGCGGCGCGGGCAATGACAATAGTGTGGCGGCAACTGGTGTAACTGTAACTGTCTTCTATAGGTAAGCTCACGTTGTTCTCACGTTGGTTCAAGTTCAAGTAGTTCTCAAGTTCAAGTTCAAGGTCACATATGCTTGGAGTAGAAAACGATGCACCGGCGCCGAGAGATTCTTGGAAGGCCATAGTATCAGAAGTTTCACCTCTATCTGGAAATACTTTTGAGGTTGTAGTTAGGCTTCTAAATAGCCTAACCACAAACATTCCCCTTCGCATTCAGGTTCCAATTGATTTAGAAGATCATCAAGCATACATAGAAGAACAAACACGAGCATTCGTAAACAGCGCGCCCCGTGCGATTGATGCGAAGATAAACATTGTTCCTGGTTTAGTTTTAGACTTGAAGGAACCTATTGTTCCGGATAAGCCGCCGGACCCTAAGCTTGGTGAGTTCTCTTTGAATCTCTCGAAGCTTAGGAAGATCGAGCGCAATCCAAATCTAGATACTGGTTTAGATCTAAACGCTATACTTGAAATACTTGAGAAACTAATAGAACAAGAACCTAGATTCTTAGATTTGCTGTAATGGCTATAGCTTTTGATACAGCTAGCACTGGTAACAATGCAGGTGGTAGCGCATCTTACTCACTATCACATACCTGCAATGGACCCAATGCCTTGCTTGTAATTGGCATATCAGCTGATCCAACCTCAGATATTGTTACATCAGTAAAGTACAATAGTGTTAATTGTACCCTCATAGATAAGATAAGCTCCTTCTCAGTGTCTGGTGGTAGGTGGTCGTATCTCTACTTTATCTTAGGACAAACAGGAACTAATAACATAGATGTTGTTGCCTCAACCGGTGGTTATCTATTTGTGTTGGGTGCTAGTTATACTGGTGTCAAACAAACGGCGCAGCCGGATAACCATGATGCAACGGTCACTGGTTCTCAGGTAGCAAGTTATACATCAAGTTTAACATCTAGTGCAGCTAATTGTTGGGTAATGTTACTTTCTTCGATGTATAATGGTAATGCTGCCGATCCCGGCGCCGGCACAGGATCTACACGTAGGTGTAAGGATAATTCATTTGGTGTTAATGGATTGTTTGATAGTAATGGTAGTGTCACTGGTTCTTACAGCATGACAACTACACGTACACCTAGTATGTACTTTCAACATCTTATGGCATCGTTCGCGCCGGACACAGGCGGCGCGCCAAGTGGTAATTTGTTTAGGAAATCAAACCTAGCAGGCATCGGCGCGGGTGGTCCGTTCTTTCAAGATCCATTAGGATTTTCTAGACGTAATCATATCTATGTGCCCAGACATCTAGCTTAATTAAATGGCTAAACTTTCTGTACTCAAAGGTGCAACTTCAGTTCTAGTTCCTGTATTCATTCAGGATAGTTCTAGCATAACTGGGGCTGGCCTTACTGGTCTTGTATTTAATACCAGTAGTTTGGTCTGCTATCGAGCTAGGAATGATGATGGCAATGCAGGTGGCACTTCAATTACACTTGCAACTGCAACTAGAGGAACATGGACCAGCGGTGGATTTGTAGAAAAAGATGCCACGAACATGCCAGGTTGGTATGAGTTTGGTATACCAAATAATGCCTTGGCATCTGGTTCTCGGAGTGTTGGTATTCATTTCAAAGGTGCAGCTAACATGGCACCGCTTGCGCTTGAGATTGAACTAACTGGTTTTGATAACCAATCAGTCACTGATGGCGGCTTGAGTAAGCTAACCAGTCTAACTTTCACAGGTGCAAACAAAGTAGATGCTAGCGTTAGGGATTGGACTGGTCAAACCATCCCCGCGCCGAACGTAACTGGTGTTCCTTTGATAGATGCAAAGTATCTATTGGGAACAATCCTTAGTACACCTGCAACTGCGGGTATCATTGAGGCAAACGTAAAGAATATCAATAACCAAGCAACTAGTGCCTCAGGTACCATTACATTCCCATCTGGAACTATTGCAAGTACAACCGGCGCCGTGGGTAGTGTTACTGGCTCGGTTGGAAGTGTAGTTGGAAACGTTGGTGGAAATGTGGTTGGTAGTGTTGGTAGTGTAGTTGCTGGCGTTTCGTTGAGTGCTTCTGAATCTCAAGTAATTGCAAGTGGAACATTGGTGTCAGGTAATGTAAACAGTTGTGTATTGCCATCAGCTCTCGGCGCGGATGAATTGGTTAAAGGTTCCAAAATCCATTTTGTAAGCGGTGCTGGAGCTAAGCAAACAAGGATTGTTTCTAGCTATGTAGATTCTTCCAAGACAGTTTCCTTTGATAGCACACTACAAGTTGCAGTAGACAACACTACTGGATTTGTTCTCTCTTATAATAGGCTACCACAACTCACGACAAATCTTGGTGTAGCAATCGTTGATAATGTGAATACCATTCTCGATTCAAGGATGACATTTCTTAATGCATCTATTACGAGTCGAATGGCAACCTTTACTCTGCCAACCAATTTTGACTTGCTTGCGGTCGATAGTAATGGTAAGATCAAGACACAATCTAACATAGCTAAGAATGCAGCCCTAGCTAAGTTCCAGTTTGTGATGCGCGATGCTACAACCAATGCACCGGCGCCAGGTAAAATAGTTACTGTTACACGAAGTATTGATAACGGTACCCACGGCGCGGGTGCGCTGAGTGCTATCACGGAAATAGGATTTGGTACCTATAGTGTGGACTTTGCAGCAGCAGACTTGAATGGTAATGTGATTGTGCTCAGAGCTACGGCTGGTAGTTGTAGTGATACATTTGAACGAATCATTACCACCCCATAGTGTGCTCTCAAGTCGTTCTCACGGTCAAGTCGGGTTCACGTTGTTCTCAAATTCAAGTCGTTTTCAAGTCGTTTATGATCACAAGCTTAAATCCACTTGGACCTGGAGATTCATCTCATGATTCCACAGGTTCAAAGACTCTGTTTGTTCAAGGTTCGCTTGCAGGTCCATTAGTATTGTATGCAAAGGCAGCAGGTGGTAATTGGTCTTCCCCAAACACTTGGAGTATTACTGGTTCAGGTGGAGCTGATAATAGTGGACCACCAGATGCTACACAACCATATGATGTAATCTTCGAGGCTGGTAGTGGAAATGTAACTATAGATGCAGATGCTTCGTGTCGTTCTTTGGATTGCACTGCCGGCGCGGGTAGTTACATTGGAACATTGACACACAATGCGTTCAACTTGAAAATTGGTCACACCTCGGCGCCGCCGTCGAACGTTAGTTTAAAGTTTAGTATTGGAATGACCTATGTTCCAGTAAGCACTTCTTCAATCATTACTCTGACCTCTACGGTAGTGACTTCAGTGTCCATAATTACAGCTAACAAAACTCTCGGCGCGCTAACAGCTAGTGGACTTACTGGTTCCTGGGCGCAAATAGGTTCCATTACAATTACTGGATTCTTAATTCTTAGTGGTGGTACTTACAACACTAATAGCAACACAATCACGGCGCAGGGTATTGCCTTTACTGGCTCGACCGCAAACTTGGGAAGTAGTCAGATAAACCTAACTAGAACAACAGCTGGAAACATAGTTACTGCTACGGCTGGCACGATCAATGCTGGCAACTCTGAGATGATCGTTGTTAATGCTAGTAGCAGTGCCAGAACATTCGCTGGCGGTGGCAAAGTCTATTACAACCTAACATATATTGTTGCTGGATCTTCGGGTGGTCTGATCATAACAGGTGCTAACACATTCCATGATCTAAAATTTAGTGATGCTATCAGTGCTCGAACACTAACAATGCCATCAGGAAGCACAACTACTATCACCGGAGTGTTCGGAGTTAATGGTACTTCTAGCAATCTCATGACTGTAGTTGGTAGTTCGACAGGAGTCAGCGCGCCGGTAAGTAAAGCTAGTGGAATTGTTAGTTGTGATTATTTGTCGCTGAAAGATAACCCGGCAACAGGTGGTGCAACTTGGTATGCTGGCGCTAATAGTATAGATAATGGTAACAATGCTGGTTGGTTCTTTACTGCGGCGCCGGGCGGTGGCGCTGGAGTGGGGCAATACTTGTTACTCGTAAAGGCAGGACAGTGATGGATCTCCATGTAGATCTAGGACAAGTAATCATTGCAAGTTTGATAGGAACTGTTGGTTACTTTATTAAAAAGGAAATCTCAACATTTGGTGCAAGACTAGATAGGCACGAGACTATCATCTTTGGAATGGCCCAGAACATTTCTACTGTCATTGGGCAAGTTGGCATTCTTAGTAAGATGATTGGTATCGAGTCGAATGCCATTGAGATGTACAAAATACATTCCAAAAGTCCATAAAGTTTTCGGATACAAATGTCTTTGGAAAAGGGGACAGAGATGAAATTTGCGATTGAGACAAACAATGGTTGGGTTAGCTTGCAGCCGGACGGTTCTATTCAATATCGTCCCAAAGAAACTACACCGGGTCCATACGAAATATTTAATCTTGTAAGTCTTGATCCTCCTATCTCTATCTGTAAGTTTGTTCCAAGTACTCCAAGTACACCTACTGGATTTGATCCAGCGGTAAGGCAACCTTGGCCGCGCCCGATGCCGCCTGATATTGATACAACAGTTGAAAATGAGGTCATTGACCGAGTTGACTGGAACCTTCAGAATCTGAATAGTAGCGATGATAGATCCTATTGGGTTGATGTAATTCAAGGTAGGAAAGAACATCTTGCTGTTCCTGGTTGGACTGCTGATGGATACTGGCGCACAGAGAAGATGGCTCACGCTGAGGGTAATGGTAAAGGTTACGTTTGGCCACCGAGGTAAGGAGACAACATGAATAGCTCAAATGGTAAGCAGATTGCTGTTGGTGACAAAGTGATCATCGAAGGAATTGTCCGAGATATTGTTTCAGGACTTCCTAACCATGTCCGCGTCGAGCTTGTACATCGTAATCCAGTTGAAGAGAATCTAGTTGAGTCCTTAGTCATTAGTTCAAGTCAGCTAACAAAGGCTGAGTGATGATTACTGTACTACTAGCAGTCACTATTATTGGATTTCTGGCATATGTGCTATCTGAATTGGTGCCAGAGCCATTTAAGAAGATTGTAATAGCAGTTGGAATACTGTTGATAATCTGGTACTTAGTACAGACCTTTGGTTTAGACTTTCCAATTCCACGCAGACACGCAGATTCGTTCATTCCTACCTGGGAGCCAAGATGAAGCCAAGCATTGGTCGTATTGTCCATATTAGTTTCAATGGCAAGATCTATCCTGCAATTGTAACTAGTGTCATGCCAGATGATTCCTTGAACCTGAATGTCTTCAATGATGCAGTTATCTTCTTTGAAGGTAACGCGGCGCCGATGATCATGATACCTTCTGTGTATCATGGGAGTGGCAATATGGAATGGAACTGGCCGCCTATTGTTGATGTTGGTAAGGCTGTAGCAGGAGCAACAACAGCACCAACAAAACAGTCTGAGAAGTAATGGAGATAAGTAATCCGGAATCCGTAATCGAGAAAGCTTGGAAACCTCATCCTAAGCAAGCTCAGTTTCTAAGCATTCCGGATACTATCTTTGAGGGTTTCTTTGCTGGTGCTAAGGGTCCAGGTAAGACTGATGCTTTAGTAATGATGGATGTGGTACGTGGCTTTATTGACCATCCTAAGTTTAAGTCAATTACTCTGCGCCGTAACTTTGTTGATCTTGATCAAGAAATTGTTGTCCGACAACGAGAGTGGTATGCTCCTGCTGGAGCAGTTTACAACGAACAGAAGCGACGATGGACCTGGCCTAGCGGAGCAATTAGTCAGAACGGACACGCCGATAAAGAACAAGACATCAGAAAATATGATACTGCCGAATACAATCTTGTCAAGTGGGATGAAGCCACCCACTTTCTACCTTTTCAATATCAATACATGTCGTTTACTCGATGCAGATCAAGCTCTCCCGATCTTCCATCAATTGTTCGCGCCGGTAGTAACCCAGGAAACGTTGGACATTCTTTCTTTCGCAAAAGATTCGTAGATCCTTGTAGGACGGGTGGTAAGATTCTAATTGATAGTCATACTGGACTCAAAAGAATTTATATTCCAGCAGGTCCACATGATAATCCTACCCTACTCAAGAACGATCCGATGTATCTGGCAAAGCTTGAGAGCTTACCAGAAGCGGAAAGAAGGGCAGCATTCGGCGATTGGTATACATTTAGTGGTCAGGTCTTTGAGGAATGGAGACTTGAACCGCTACTTGGTGAGCCAAGTAATGCTAGCCATGTAATTGCTGGATTTAAGATTCCCTTTTGGTGGCCTAGAGTTATTTGCATTGATTGGGGATTCACAGCACTAACTGTAGTTGGTTGGGGTGCAATTGGACCTGATGGTAGACTATACGTTTACCGAGTCTATTCTTGCAAGGGAAGGCAAATCAAGGATTGGGTTGCAGACGTTGCTAACTTAAGCAGGGGCGAAGAGATAATCCTTGGTAGAATTTGCCACAGCGCGGCGCAGAATCGTGGTGAGCCGCTTACCATTCAAAAGCAAGTACAAAATGGTTTAGCGGAAGCAGGATTGGAAGTTGCGCTTGAACTTGCAGAGCGGGACAGATTAGGTGGGAAAATGCTAGTGCATGAGTACCTGCGCTGGAAGCAAAAGGAAAAGATTAAACCTCAAGAAATGTTTGATCCGAGGAAAGCTCAAGAGATTGAGATCCTTTATGGTCAGTCCAGGCTTTTGGAATACTTGAGTTTCTTTGCAGAGCAGCCAGACGAAACGAATCTGCCAAAGCTTCAAATCTTTGAGTATAGTCCTGAGGGAATTAGTAACCAGGCCCTAGGTGAGTGCATTGCTCAATGCATATATGATGATAAGGATACCGACGGTAAGCCTGCCGAAGATGTGAAGGAATTCGACGGCGACGACTATTACGACATGCTTCGGATGATGCTCCGCGCCGTTAATGATTACTTCACCGGTGTTAAGAATGAGTTTGAGGAACGACAGAAGATAGAAATGATTTATGAGAAACTTCAGCAAACTCAGAATCAAACAGCGTTTTATCGTGCTATGGAGCGCGTTGAAGCTGAACATTCAGAGAATTCTTCTGTTCGGGCGCACTCTAGACTTGCTAGACCGCGACGAAGAATACGTTGAATGCATTCGTTGCAGACAATTGCTTGAGGATTTAGACTATGAGAGGGAACGAAATCGAGAACTCTTCCAAATTATCCTTGCGTCATCTAGAGTATCTGTGGCAGAGAATAAAGAAGAAGAAAAAGAAGAGTTCCATTCTGTTCGACCGCGTTATGTACCTTGGCACCAGAGAAGGCGAGAACTTGAAAGGCAGAGAAGGACTTCTAAACTTACGGAAGCTGAAGAATTATTCGAGAGGGAATTAGATGCCAGCAAAATCGGATAAACAATATAGGTTCATGGCTGGTGTTGCTCACGGTTCAATTCCAGCTACAGGCGGCTTGACGAAAGGTAAAGCGAAGGAATTTGTAGATGCAACGCCTCCTAAAATGAGATCTAAATGGTCACAGAAGAAAAAGATCAAGAAGTAGCAGACGTAACTCAAACTACTCAGCAAGAGGATGAAACAAGAGTAGTTCCAGAAGAGATTGAAGTTGCTCTGAGAACTATTTTTGAGTCTTGTGAAAGAGAAGATCAAGAACTACGTCTGAGATACCTTTCAGTATGGAGGCAGCTACAGCTATATGCCAAAGGAATCTTTGACTTATTCTGGGATGATACTGCACGGGACTGGCGGAGCTTTAGTAACGAGAACACAGAGGACGATTCCAATCAATACAATCGGAATATCAATATCTTCCGCGGTCACATGGAATCAGTCGTTGCTGCATTATCTGTTAAACTACCCGGTGTTGAGTTCCTTCCGGATGACGCCGATGATCCTTTGGATTTGGAAACCGCTCAAGCCTTCAGTGAAGTTGTCAAGCTAATTCAAAAGCACAATAAGTCACATCTTCTATTGATCAAAGCTCTTTACATCTTCTGGACTCAGGGTACGGTCTGTGCTTACAATTACTACAGAACTGACCCAAAGTTTGGTACTATTAAAGTTCCCGAGAAGCAGAGTGACCAGATTACTAACTACAAGATGTACTGTCAAGCTTGTGGTAATTTGATTGCTACAGTTAAGGAAACCAAACCCACGACGCCGATTACCTGCAATAACTGTGGCACCATAGAGATTCCTGAAACTACAGAGTACTATGAGACGGTCGAACGAATTACTGGATATCGAGAGGAACCAAAGGGTAGAGAAGTCTTTAACTTCTATGGTCCTATCAATGTCAAGATTCCAATGTATGCTCGGACACAGGAGAACGTTGGGTATCTGATATTCAAAGACGATGTTCATACTTCCATGCTCAAGAATCAATTTCCAGAGTTTGAGGATTTGATTTCTGCTGGTGGTACTGGCAATGACTCCTACGAAAGATATATTAGATTATTGCCGGAGTATATTGGAAATGTTCCTAACTCTCTTGGCACTATTGCTTGTGTTTGGATTCGTCCTTGGAACTATTGGACTATTGATGACAAAGATATTCGGGATCAGTTGTTTGAGTTGTTCCCCAACGGCGCGAAGTATATTTACGTTGGTGATGTTCTAGTTGCGGCGGCTGATGCTTGTCTCGATGATAGCTGGACCATTAGTGTAGATCCTTTGAGTGACTTCATTCATAATGAACCGCTTGGGAAACCTTTGGTGCCAGTTCAGGAAATGCGGAATGACTTGGTTAGTCTGGCATTTCAAAGCATTGAGTATTCAATTCCTGAGAATTTTGCAGATCCTAGGGTCCTAGACTTTGATAAGTACAAACAGCAGCAAAGTTTGCCTGGAATGTTCACTGCTGTTAAGAAAGCTCCAGATAGTGGGAGTTTAGCTGATGCATTCTTTCAAACAACTCCAAGTAGACTCTCAGAAGAAGTTCAGGTCTTTGGAGAAAATCTGGATAGAGACGGTCAGTTTGTCACACATGACTTTCCGAGCGTCTATGGCGGACCCAGCGAAGGTTCAAAGACAGCTTTTGAATATAACAAAAGCAATACAGCAGCACTCCAAGCTCTTGGACTCACTTGGAAAAGAGTAGTTGATCTCTGGACAAACACAATGGCTAAGTCTGCCGTTGAGTTTGTCGAGAACATGAAGGAAGATGAGAAGTACGTTAAGAAAGAGGGTGGTAAGTTTCTTAACGTTTGGATTAGGAAGCAATCACTTACTGGTAAGATAGGTGAAGTTGAACCTGAAACTAGTGAAATGCTTCCCCAGAGTTGGGAGCAGAAGTGGCAGTTGATTGTACAACTATTGCAGATGAAAGATCCTACAATCAATTCTGTACTACTCATGCCAGAAAATTCTGGGCTGATGAAGCAAGTTGTTGCCATGCCAGAGTTTACTATTCCTGGCGAAATGGATAGGCAGAAACAACTTGGTGAGATTTACGATATCATAAATGGTGATCCTAGTGTAGATGTTGACATAGAATTAGATAACCATCCTGTTCACATGAGTGTGATCAAGAATCAGATGGTAAGTCCCATCGGCGTCAGTTTACATAAAACTAATCCACAAGCATATGGAATGATAGTTGAGCACTATAAGAAACACGAAATGGCTATGGCAGCTAAGATGCCACAGAGTCCACAGCAAGGAAACGTCGCGCCGCCGGCGCAACAATAAGGAAAAGTGAGATGGATATTCCAGTTCAAGGCACAGGTCAAGGCACGCAGACTAATACTCCACTTGGGAGCAAATCTACTGGTTCAGTCGAAGATGATTTGAAGTTTCTACGTACTCCGGAAGCAGGAGTTGTAGACAAACCAGAGGAAAAGGAAGAGGAAGAAAATGAAGAAGAAACCTCTGAAGAAGAATCTGAAGAAAAGGATGAAGAAGAGTCTGAAGAAGAGTCTGAAGATGAACCTGAAGAGTCCGAAGAAGATGAAGAAGAACCAGAAGAAGAAACAGCAGGAGGACTGGTAACTGCCAAAGATCTTAAGGCTAAGTTTCCAGATATCTTCAAGAAGGTTCCAGAACTTCGAGCAGTCATTTATCGTGAGCAGCAATTTTCTAAAATCTTTGTAGATCCACGCGAAGCACAGCAAGCATCTCAGGATGCTGATAACTTCAGAACAATTGAAGCTGACCTGGTTGGTGGTAAGTCCAAGCCATTGTTCGAGGCGCTTAAGGGAATTAAAGGCGCAAAGTTCAATGAACTTGCAGCAGGGATTCTACCCGCGCTGAAGGATGTTGATGAGCAAGTATACATGAAGATGCTTGCGGTACCATTCAAGCAACTTCTGCGTAGTGCTTATGCTCATGGTGTAGCTAAGAAAGATAAGAATCTTGAGGCCAGCGCGCAGCATTTGCACGCCTTTGTTTTTGATAACTATGACTTGAATGACAAGACAGAGTTTGAGTCTGCAATCGAAGACAAGAAGCCTAACCAAGAAGAAGAGAAATACAAGAGAAAGCTCGAAGAAATTGATGCCCGTGACCATCAGTCCGCTAAGAACGAAATTGACAAAGATTGGCTCAAGGGAGTTCATGATTCATTCTTTGACAAGTTTGATCCTGATGGTGTGTTTACCAAATGGGCAAAGGAAAAGATGTTTGAGGATTGTGTTAAGCAACTGAATGAGCAGTTTGTTGCTGATGCAAGGTTCAAGAAATCTATAGACGCACTTTGGTCACAAGCTAGAGCTTCGGGTTATAATACTGATTCCAAGTCCAGAATAGTGAACGCGGCACTGGCCCGTGCGAAACAGATTATTCCCCAACTGAGAAGCAAGATTCGTGGAGAGGCTTTAGCAAAAGAGAAACGGACTGACCCACAAAAACAATTGAAGGTTGTTAAGAGGGAAGGTCAACAGAGAAAAGAAAAGCCAAGCACTAAGGATACATCCAAGATGAGTGACTTGGATATTATTCGTAGTGCTTAGGAGGAAAAATCATGGCTGTTGCTGAAGGACAGGTAATCGCTCTCGAAATGGAAAAGGTTGCAACGAAAGTTCCAGTCCTTTTCGATCGAGATGATGTGTACTATTCACAGTTGGAGAAGTCTACTGATTGTGAAGTAGTTTCTGACAGGGCTATGCGAGTTCCATTGGAAATGAGGCCCGGTGGCTACTTTGGACAATTCAATCCAGATGACGCCGATCTGGGTGTTGGTGATGGGCCGCAGTTTGATAAGGGCACTATTTCTGTGTGCCATCTCAAGTATGCGGTTCAGTGGACTAAGCTGGCTGAGTGGGGAACCAATGATAAAAGGAAAGCTGTTGTGGATGCTTTCCAGAGAATTCTGGCGTCGGCAATGCCAGAATTTCGGCGCAATGTTGACTCACTGACTCAACAGGCTGGTTCTGGTATTCTCGGAACAATTAGTGCTGTGGCTACTACTACGGTTACTAATGACACGCTTACTCTGGGAAGTGATGGATTCGGCGCGAAGCTTCTCCGCTTTGGTCAGATGGTAAATATCTATGATACCACGCTGGCTACGCAGAGAACAGCAGCGGGTGGTGAAGCGAAGATCATTGGTCATGATCTTGTCAACAAAAAGATCATTCTGGACCGTACTGTTCCTAATATCACTTCCCCTGATGTTGTTGTCATTAGTGGTGTCAGTGGTGCTTCTCCTGTCAGTTTGCTTGGTGTTCCATACCATGCAACTAACAGTACCGCAGGAACATGGCTTGGTTTCGCGCGTAGTACTACTCCTGAAATTCGTGCTAATCGAGTTAATGCTGCTGGCAACCTTGCTCTACCTTTTGCTAGGCTTGCAATAAACAAGATTGGTGATCGAGTTGGTATTAAGGAGCGTAAGCAGAAGCTCACTGCTTGGATGCACCCGGCGCAGGTTCAAGCGTATGAAGCATTGGGACAGTTGGTTCAGATTATCAGTCGTGATCGAACTGATAAGATGGATCTCTATTTCGGTGACGGTGAAGGAATGCAAATGGCTGGCGCGAATGTCATGCCACACTATGCGTGGGATAAGACTCGAATTGATTTCCAGAACATGGAATTGTGGGCGCGGTCTGAATTGAATCCTGCTGGATTCTACAAGTCCAAGGATGGAAGGAAATTCTTCGAGTTGCGCGGACCTTCCGGCGGCGTCAAGACCAGTGATGTGTTCTACATGGTTGTCAGTTTCAATATGTATGCAAAGAACCCCGCTGCTGTTGCATACATTGATGGATTGACCGTTCCTGCTGGGTACTAAAATGATTTGGTTTGTTGTGTTTGTTCTGAATATTGTTTGGGGGTACTAAGATGGCTGTAGAAGAACAAAGCAAACTTGCGGGTATTGGCAGCACACTGAATGGAATTGTTGGTCCGGCGCTAGCAAGTGCAACTACGATTGCACCTACTTCCAGCATTCACCATGTCACTGGCACAACTGCAATTGTCAACATCACCCCGCCATATCCTGGATTTCAGGGTACCATTACCCTGATTCCTGATGGTGTTCTCACTACGACAATTGCTGGTAATCTTGGGCTGGCAACTACTACTGTAATTGGTAAGGCACTTGAGATGGTATTTGATGGATTGAAGTGGTATCCATCATACTAGTTTCCTAACTAAGCTTGGGCGGTTAGGTTTGGGCACGGCGCGGGTTAGTGCCTTTTCTCGCGCCGTGTTCTAAAATTCAGGAAGGAAAATGGAGACACTAGAGATAGTAAATCAAAGACTTGATGATTACTATGGGAAGGGATTCAATGGTCTTCCCAAGTATAGAGTTGTCTGGAGTACTACTGAGATAGAGAGAAGGGCAGTTTGGTTTACTCCGTCTGGAATACAGCTAGACAGACCTATATCTATGGATGTTTCTAAATATCCACAAGATAAGGATCGTTGGATACTTGAGCAGGTTCTTCCTAATATTGGAAATCCAGAACTACACGGCACTTATAGCTACGAACCTCTTTGGGTATTCTCAGATAAGAACAACGATTACATAGATTATGACTGGGAAATCCTAGAGAAGGTTATCTACTTTCACATTCACAGACAAGCACCCAAAACTCCACAGATGCTTGAGCATGAAGAAGAAGAAAAGAAATTGAAAGAACAGGACGAAGTTCTGGATTTGCTAAAGCACGATGAAGCAATGCCAGATAGAATGTACGATACACCCATAGTTACTGTTCCACACAATTATAAAGGAAGAGATGATGTTTGAAGAATACGTAGAACTCGCGCCGATCATTCGAGAAAGCTCGATGAATTGCACCGTTGTGTCGATTATGCCATTTCCTTTAAAAGAGCATAAGCCACAGATTCATCCTGGGTATTTCCAAATCCCAGCAGCGCGGGATAAAGAAGTTCAGTGTTTGCCTGTTGGAGATTCTATTCATTGGATGGAATCACCCTTTAAGGGTATGCCGCCAATTAAGATAACTGAGACATCGAAGACAATGGCACGTAGTATTGTCAGCGATTACATTGAAGCTCAGTTGGCTGTTGACACTAATTCATTCCCTGGTTTGTTTTGGGTAGAAGGTCATTATACTCCCAATGGTATCAAGCTAGAGCATAAAGCTGAGCTTGATATGGCTAGAGATGCTCAGAACAATTGGTTTGTGAACTTGGTAAGAATCGCTGATGACGATTGGCAAAAGGCTCACACTCACCAAGCAATTAGTGATAAGCAGAGATTCGCTGCCAAGGCACTTGGACTAGTTGATCGTGAGTGGGTTAGTGTTACTCTGGATGCAATTAGGATTCGGTGCCCACTCTGCAAGGAGATGGTTGATCCTGATGCAATTGTTCACTCAGTTTGTGGTTACATTATTGATCCAAAGAGATATGAAACTTTGAGAGATCGAGTAGTTAAGAGAGCTGAAAGAACTAATCCAATGGAAAAGGATATCTTTGGTGGGGTTCAGGTTGGAGGTAAATAATGGCTGTCACTACTCTAGCTGATGTGAATATCTCCCTTGCAGGTAGAATTGAAAGTAATGTTCCGCAAACTGATGAGTATTGGAAGGTAGCTAACAGATACAGATTTGAGCAACTAAAGAAAAAGTATCTTCCAGAACGATCAGCATTTGAAGTTGCGGCGCCGGAAGATTTCGAGTTCGAGGGGGTTGAGGAGTTCCTAGCAGCTAACCCACAAATTCGTAGACCGTCCGGTTTGGATGTTCAAGTAGATCCAATAAGTCCAGAACAACCAAATCAGATTCACACATTCTTTGCTACTCTTGCAAGTGAAGGAAAAGAAGAAGAACAAAAAGAAGAACAAAAAGAAGAACAAAAAGAAGAACAAAGAAAAGATCCACTAGATTTTCTGAGAGCTTACTGAAAATGGCTAGCCCCTTCTCCGCCGCTGATGTGATGGATCAGTCAGCTATCTTGTTGAATGATCCAGTCAAGGCTCTATTTAGTTACGAAGCTCAATTACCTTTTCTGAGAAGGGCAAATGAGTTTCTAGAGAACTTGATGATATCCAACGGCGCGAGCGTTCAACGTCAAGCCGGTACAGTGCTGACGGTATTGCCAAGTACGATAAATATTGATCTTAGTCAAAACATTAACTATCCCTCGGACATGCTACTTCCAATTCGTTGTTTGGAAGCAGAGAGTGCGAGTGGATTGTTTAGTCAAATGACTGAGAAGGATTGGGAACCTGAGCTTAATGTAACTAGTAGTATCTCGATGTGGACGTATAGGAACAATAGAATCTATACACCAGGTGTAACAACTACTAGATACATGAAGATCGACTATTGGCGTCAGCTTAGTGTAGTTACTAGTGAGGGAGATAACCAAGAATTCGTAGCTAGTAAGACATATCTGGCTGCAAAAACCGCTGAGATGTGTGCTAGGTACATTGGACAGAACAAAGATATTGCTGATGATTTGCTAACAGTAGAAGTCTTGCCAGCGCAGCTTTTGCTAGAAGGGATTTACATTAAGAATAGCCAAGGTGTTAGAACTCGGAGGATGAGGTTTACTAGGCCAAGAACATACTATTCTCGTTAATTTAGTCTGTCTCACTAAAAGTGAGACTCCGAAAGGTGGACTAAGGTGATTTATCAACCTTCTATTTGGGCTGCGCTGAAAGATCGTGCAGAATTTGGTGTTTTTGATTTAGTTGGAAGTGGCGTGCCGATCTCTGGTGTAAATGGCGCGGGTGTTAACTTTGCCAGCTATGGTTCAACCTATATCAATTCAGTAACTGGTGAAGTATATAGGAATTTCGGTACTGCTCTTAGTCCTCTCTGGTCACTCACAGACTCAAACACACTAGTTCAGAAAGCTAGTGGAGTAATCAGTTCTGCTAACATTACTGGAACTGCTGTTGGGCAATTGGGTCACGCTCAAGGTGTTCCTCTTACTGTAATTCCTCCTGCTGGCGTGGCCCTCCAACTCATTAGTGCTGCAATCTACTACACTTTTGGTGTTGCTGCATATACTCTCGGCGGCAACCTCACAATCAATTGGGGTGCAGGCGGCGCCGCGCTCACAGGTTTAGTGAGCAATGCCAATAGTATTGGTGCTGCTTCAAGTAAGGCGGTTCAATTCTATCCATTGAGTACCGCTGGCGTTCCTTTAGTTAGTGCGGCTTCACTGAATCTTGTTAGTAGTGCAGCCTTTACCAATCCCGGCACCGCTACTGGAACAGTGGCTTATGATATTTGGTATCGTATTGCCAACGTTGGGTTCTAATGGATAACACTCACGTTCCCATTCCTATTGAAGAGTGGAAAGGTATGTTCACTCGTGGTGTAGATGATGCTACACCAGAGGGATACTTTCTTGATTCTTTGAATATCAAGTTCAATGAATCAAGTGCTCACACTAGGGATGGGAGCGAGAGAATATTAGATGTAATGGATATTGTTAGGTTCTCGATTTATAAGCGGTTAGGTGAGACTTCTAGATTTATCTATCTAAACAGCTCTGGTCAGTTGTTCGACAGTCTCTTTCCTACCACACCAATTTGGACTGATGCTAGTTTTGTGGACTTTAGTGGTGCTAACTTCAATAACAGATACTATATTACACCACACAATAGAGTAACTGGTATTCCTGGTAAGCATCTACTTGTTTACGATGGCAGTGGTGCAGCTAGGTTAGCAGGCGGCGCGGCGCCAATTGGTTTCACATTAACTGCTGTTAACTCAGCAACAAGTGGTGATATTGAAAAGGGCACTCATATTATTGCCGTTGCATTTTTGACTGATTCTGGTTTTGTATCCGCGCCGGGACCGGCGATTTTTGCAATACTTAATGCGAATGGTAGTCATTCTGCTAATATTGGTGGACTACCAATCGGACCTACCGGAACTATTGGCAGAGTTCTGCTTAGCAGTAAAGCTATCCAAGACTACAATGGTAATCAGTTGGGTTATCAATTGTTCTTTATTCCATCAGCTAATGGTGGGCAGATATTCAACAATTTCGATACCACTGCCACAGTAAGTTATTTTGATGCGGAGTTACAAGCTGATGCCACATATTTATTGGATAACCGCGGACTCATTCCTGCTGGTGTTTGTATCACTGAATACAATGGTAGGATGTGCATTGCTGGTGTTAACGGCGACGAACACTCGGTGTATATCTCAAAACCATTTGACCCAGAACAGATGAGCACTACTTCTGGATTCCTAACGGTTAATCCATTTGATAGTCAAAGTGGAGTTACCAACCTATTCAGTCACAGAGGCAACTTCATAATCAGCAAAAGAAATAGACTTTACCAAACGATGGATAACAAGGATGATCCATCCACCTGGACTATTCCAGAAACGGTAGATGAGGGAACTGGAACTGAATGCTTTGGTGTGGCAACAATTCTAGATCACAAAAGTCAACAGAATAATTGGGGATTCCTTGCTGATCGTTCAGGTCTTATCATTTATCAAGGCTATGTAACTAGACCTGAAGGATCATGGCTTATTCAGGATACTTGGCGTAGAATCAACAAGAATGTATTTAACAAGATTCAGATAGTTGTAGATACAGAAACTTCCTCGGTGTATGTTAGTTTACCACTTGATGGAAGTAATGTACTGACTCACATTCTGTATGGCTACTATGGTGAAGCGTGGTCGGCGTATGGAATGGATTCAATGAAAATCAAGTGGTCACTCTGGACTCTACCACTTGGTGTCGTTTCTATTACCTCTGATGTAGATTCCGTCACCGGCGCGAGCGTATTCCAATACTCTGGCACAGCCGGTAACATCTATAAAATTGGAAGTGATCTTTCTATACACAATGACGACAACAATGCTTACCCTAGCTACATCAAGACCGCTCTCTATACCACTAAACCTAAATGGACGCAGCACATAGCTTTGGTTGGAATGAGAATCGGTGGTAATGGAGTTTTGCATACATCCTGTCATGGTCAGGATAATGTGGATTTCAAAGCTCTCCGAGACAAAAACCTAAGTCTCGCGCCGGGTAGGGATATAGAGGTAAAGGCTAACTTTCAGTCAACTAAAATTGCAATCAAGATTGCAACTGGTGATAGCATTGATGAATACTTTAAGATAAGTAGAATGGATATTTATCTTAAACCTATGTGGCAGACTACCTACGATCAAACTATCTAAAATGGGCGACAATCAAAACACAGTAAACAACTTAATAGGTGGTATTGAGTTTAGGGATAGCAGGCTTGCTAGTCTACTGCAAACTCTAGCTAATGACCTTTATGGTCTAAATAGGCAAATAAACCCACCTGAAACTCAGAGTAAGAACTTAATCATTGGTGGTGGTGGAATCACGGTGGTTCCCGCTACTGGATTCACAATATTAATATTCTTAAATGATATAAGACTGAACTGGAATGTACCTTCAACTGGCATATTCTTGTATGAAGTTAGGCTCGGCACGGTTTACGAAACGGCTAACATCTTATTGACTACGGCAACCCACAGCGCGGACATTGACCCGGTAAGTCGATTTATCGTTACGAATGCTAATTACACGTTTTGGTTAACAACTGAGGATGAGTTTGGTAACAGAAGTCTGCCATTGACTTCTACCATCAATATCCCAGCTATCGGCGCGTCGAACCTTACGGGTAGTGTGGTAGGTAATAGCGTACTATTGAGATGGACCGCGCCGACCAGTTCCTTTCAGATTAAGCACTACATAGTCTACAGAAATGGTGCGGTTATAGGTACCCTCAATGGAACCTTCGATGTAGTCTTCGAGCCTGTAGCCGGATCGTATTCTTATCAAGTTCAAGCCGTTGATATCGTTGGTAACTTAGGTCCAATCTCTGGGGTGGTTGATTTTGCTTTAGGTAATCCAACTGATTATTTTCTCTTTGCAACAATAAATGATCCCTTCGCTGGTGGTAAGGTTAACTGCGCCGTTGATATGGATGGTAGATTGCTAATGAATATTAGCACTACTGATACTTGGACTGATCATTTTGTTAACAATGGTTGGACTACTATCCAACAACAAATAACTGCTGGATACCCATACTATTGGGAGCCTGGACCCTAACATGTCTATTGATTACATCTCAATTCTGGATAGTAATGGAATTCCTGTTAAAGTACTTGCGGAGGATCTTGGTTCCTCTACATGGATTCAGGCAGTAAAGGTATGTAAGGGTCCAGATGGTGTATGTGAGGTTGTTACTCAAAATGATCCACTGCCAGTACTGACTGGACTACAAATAGTTAGTGACTTTTCAGAGACTACATTTCAAGTTAACACTATTGGAGATAACCTTGTAATTCCTGGTGTTTCTGGGAAGGTCATTTATATTTGGGGATTCATGATCCAAAACCAAAGCTCAAGTCTTCAAGTTATTATACTTAGAAGTAATACTATGGATTTGCCACCTACCATAGTTATGCCTCCATACCAGTGGTTCGACAAACCACCAATGGGTAGATCGTGGTTCAGGACAGCGGCGTCGGAAAACTTTAATATCAATCTGCTCAATGCTACGGGTGTTGCTGGAAAAGTCTGGTACACTCAAGTCTAATGAGCACTCTTCTCCTACTCATCGGTCCCGGTATTTTCTCTTCTAGTGTACCTACCCTATCCGGTAAGTATTACAATACTTACGATTTTGGGTTGGTAGTTCAGAAGGTCATTGTTAATGTTGATTGGACAGTAACTAACATAACTGGATCTGGTACTGTTTCATCGTATATCTCTGTATCAACGGACGGAATAACATACACAACTCCAGTACAAACAGCCGCGCTGTACGCCGACGCCGTGAGATTTGCTCACGTTGAAATTTTCTTCACTGCAAGTAATGATAGGTCAGCAGTGAAGCTAGCTAACCTTAAAGTATCGTTGAATGTTCATAATGAAAATGACAGCGGCGCCGTACATGCTTTGAGTACTGACGCTCTAGGAACACGGGTAACATTCAACAAGACTTTCCAAGCTGTGAATTCTATTACAGTAACTCCAATCAGTAGCAGTACAGCATTTGCTGCATACAATAATGCAGATAAGTTTGGGTTTAATGTGTTTGTATGGGATCAGTCGGGAGTTAGAATTACTAGGGATGTAACTTGGATAGCTAGGGGAGTTCTTTAGTATGAGTACATCAATCCAAGAAGTATTAATGCTTTTGGGTGACAAGGTAATCGAGATTCACGAAAAAGACAAGCTAATCAACGCATACAAAACTGAGTTAGAGAGACTTGAAGGCGATAACAAACAACTAAGAGAAGACTTGGGTAAGTTTCAGCAAGCTAAGGTAGAATAAATATGGCCGACTGGTCACACCCACTTCTTTCTGATCTCTATACAGATGTACTACCCGCACTGACAGGTAGAGATATCGATGCCATAACTTTACTCAAAAATCCAGCATCAAATGTGCCAGTTGGCACAATGGCATATGATAGAAGCTTTGATTTATTTAAAGAGTGGAGTGGGACTGCATTTGTAAATAAGAGGCTTTCCATTGCTGGTGGTGGTACCGGCGCGGACAATGCAACTCAGGCCAGGATTAATCTTGGTTTGGGTAGCATGGCAACTCAAAATTCCAATGCTGTAAGTATCACTGGTGGCACAATTAGTGGCGTTGCGTTTGATGCCAATGCTATCACCGCTGGTATTGTTGCCTTAGCCAGAGGTGGAACCGGCGCGAGTTTAGCATTAGGTGGCGCCGGTAGTTTCTTGCAGTCTAATGGTTCTAGTGTGGGATTTGGTGTAAGTGGAGCTGCACTTACTAATCTAAATGCTAGTGCTATTGTAGCTGGTGTTCTACCACTGGCTTTTGGTGGAACTGGATCTGCGCTAGGTTTAGCTGGCTATGGAGCATTTCTAGGTTCAAATGGTGGTGGCGTTCTGTTCATGACAGATGGGCAGGCCATTGTAAATCTCAATGCCGGCGCGTTAGCATTTGGTACTGTTCCGCCAGGTAGATTGCCACCACAAAAAGTAATTCAGACAGTTTTCTTTTCTGATAGTTCAAACAATTCTATCTCTGTTGTGAATTTTGTAACAGCATCTACTATGGCAGTAGCAGCAACTTCTGCTGCTGGCGGAGGCTTTCATCTTACCGGCGCCGCTAATGTCGCAGCTTCTACTAGTGTTGTTGGAAATGCATTTGTAAACGTTGTTATCCAAAGAAGTGTAAATGGTGGTGCGTTCTTACAGGTAGCTGATGTTGGTGGAAGTCTTGGCGCATTCTACAATCTTGGTACAGCTGGTATTGTCTCAACTACTGGCATGATTGCAGTTGATTATTTTGATAATCCTGGACCTGCCGGTACTGGTGTTGTTTATCGATTAGGATTTTCACTTAGTGGCAGTATAAGTTCCGGTCAGGGCGCGGCAAATCTTGGTTTGAGTAAGCGTAGAGCTTTAACTTTGATTGAGTATCTATGATTGTTAGGAGGCCAAGAGTTGCAGAACTTGAAAAACTCAAACAACTCCACGAGCCTTTTAGTGACCAGTTTCCTTTTCCTGATCTTAGCCATGTGTCTTCTATTTATGTCGTGGAAGATGACGGACAAATCCTGGGATTTGGAACGCTCCAACCAATACTTGAGGCAACGATAGTGTTAGATCAAAAGGCTACCATGCAAGAGAAGATGAGTGCCTTGAGATTGCTTCAACAAAAGGCTGAGCAAGAGGTTGGGGATGGTCAGATTCACATCTTTGTTCAAGCTAAGAAGTTTCTGAATTTGATGAAGAAACGCTTTGGATATAAATATACCAAGGGTATTGCTCTAGTAAAGATTGTGAGTAAGGAATAAGACTATGGCTAAGGGCGACCAAGAAGATTTAATGTCGGATATCAACAAACAGAAGGGTGTTGCCAATGCCCAGAGTTCTGGGTATATGAATAACCTTCAAAGTAGGATTGGTGGTGTAGGCACTACTGATCCTAGGACTGGGATATTTACTCCTGGTTACGGCTTGCGTGGTCAGCAAGAAACTCAGTTGAATACTGTTACTCCACAACTCCAGAATTTTGCTAACACTGGTGGTATTGGTGATGATACTAGACTTGCACTTGGTAGAAGTGCAGGTTCTATTGCTGACCAGTACAGGTATGATATTGGTGATAGTCAAAATAAGTTCAATACTATTGGTGCTGGAATAGTACCACCTGATTATTCAGCAGCTAATGCTGGCTATGGTGATATAGCTAGGACTGGTGGTATTGATCCCACTAGAGCACAGAGTACTTTTGGGATGCTCCAGTCCGGCGCGGGGCCAAACCAAGATATCATAAAACGACTGATGGACACCAATGGTATGTACGGTGATGTGAATAATACTATTGGCCAACTAAAGAACGCTGATTTTAGTGGTGTTAACAATAGCATCGGTGATCTTGGAAAGATTGACTACAGCAAAGTTAACAATAGCATTAGCTCACTAAATGATTTCGCTAAGACTGGCGGCGTGACCGACGCCGATAAAGCTCAAATCAATAGGCCGCTCTATGAAGAGTTTGAGAAGACTGGCGGGTACACGCCGGAAGACATAGCCAATATTAAACGAGAGACTAACGCCACAGTTGGTGCCAACTATAACAACCTAAGTGATGCCCTAAATAGGCAAAAAGCAACGTCTGGAGGATATGGTGCAAGCTTCGGCGCCGCGCAGCAAAAGCTTGCTAGAGATTCTGCAATGGCTAGCGGTGATCAAGATCTCAGTACTAACATTGGCTTAGCTGATACTATTAGACAGGGTAGAATGGATGCTGCTAATAAGATCTCAGCTAACCAACTAGATATTAATAGAATAACTTCACCTGCTATAGTTAATGCTCTGTCATCTGCTGGAACCCTGGGAACCACGATGACAGGACAGCAGGCAGCTAATATTGCCAAGCAAGGTGAGCTTGGGTTAGGTGTTGCTCAACAGCAGGGTACTAATCTTAGTAATGCTGGTCAGCTAGGATTGAGTGAATCTGGTCAGCAGATAAATGCATTGGGAACTGCTGGTGATTTGAGTACCAGGCAAGGTCAATTACAACTAGCCGCAGCGCAGGGAGATATTGGGGCGCAGCAAGCTGTTCAGCAAGGTAGACTTGCAGGACTGAGTGGACTTTCATCTAATCAAACTAATGCTGGTCAACTTAGTTTGGGTCAGGCTGGATTGCTTAGTGATAATGCCAGGTCTGTATTGGGTGCTCAGGGTAATCTTGCTGGACTTACCTCTAGTAATGTTGGTAATCTTCAGAGCATGATACAGCAGGGCAGGCAGTATGGTACTAGTGGATTGTCTAATCTTTATCAATCTACTACTAACCAACTGAGTGATGCTGATCGAAATCAATTGACTGCTATGGGCTTGAGCAATGATCAGATAGCTAAACTACTAGAGATACAACAGAAGGGCGCTGGAATGGCTGGCAGTAATCAGCAGATGTTTGGGAATATCATGAGTGGTGTCGGTACTGCTGCTATGTTCCTGTAATTGCTGGGTGACAATATGAATCTATCATTATTGAAGAAAAAGAATCCATTTGATTTCAGCTATTCTGGTCAGCAAACGCAACAACCACAAGATAGTGGGGATGATGATGGACAAGACACCGAGAATGATAATGATGAAGATGATGCGGATACTCAAGATGATTCAGACTCAGCAGCAACTAGTGCAGCAGATGATACAGAAGAACAGCCTTCAGTAGCAGAACCATTAAATCCAACACCACTAGATCCAGCACCACCAGATCAGCAAACAGCACAACCAAATAGATTCCAAAATATCTACAATCAAATGGTCAATCAACCTCAGGGTCCAATGACCAGGAGGTTCTCTGATTATTTGAGTCAACCTCCACCCACCAAAGAGCAATACAAACCAAGTAAAATGAATAGGTTAGGAGCTATTTTGGGTGGCGCTAGTGAAGCTTACTTTCGTGGCCCTGGTGCTGGATTGAAGTATAAAGAAGCAATACTAGATCGACCATACCAAGAGGCAATGAATAGGCATGTATTGCTTGGTAAGCAGTTAGAGCAAGCAGCAGGCATAGAGAGTAAGAATTTAGGCCGCGCCGCTAGTGTAGCCAGAACTGCAACTACAGCAGAAACAGCGGCGGAAACAAATAGAATCAAAGCAATCCAAGCAGAAACTCAGGCTAGGCATCTTGAATCTGCTGATGCTACTGCTGCCGCTAATGCTGTACAGAGAGGTTGGAAGACTCATACCAATCCAGTTGATGGGCATCTAATCTTCAGTAAGCCCAAACCTGATGGTACGATTCAAACTGTGGATGGTGGCAAGGCTGGAGAAAGTTTATCTGAGAGAGCTAAAAGAATTCTAGAAGAGAAGGTTGCTGTAGAAGGTGTTATCCAAAAACGACAACTTGCTGTAACTGAAGCTGCGGCTGCTGCAAGATCTAAGTTGGCTGACAAAGAAAATGAGGCTAGGAAAGAAGCCGCGCTGGAGCTTGCGGCGCAGCAGCAAACTAGGGATAATAAGAATGCAAGAACTCAGCAACAGTTGATTAAGGATAGGGGAGAGCAGACCAGAACTAACCAGGCAAATAAACCATCAGAAACTACAGAAACTAAAGTAACTGATGCACAAGGTAATGTTGCAGGAACCAAAACTACTACCAAGAAAAAAGGTGATAATAAGATTAGCGTTATTCGCCTGTCTGATGGTTTGTCTGGTACAATCGACGAAAAAGATTTTGATCCAGCTAAGTACAAGAGACAATAATGCCTGATTCATTTCAAGCAGACAGCTTTCAGCCTGAACCCAATGAAAAGAAGTCATCTTTTTTGGGTGGGATAAAGAAGTCTGCTGACGAGTTTATCTTAAGACATTTGGATGAACTTGCTCAGAAGAAGTCTGGGATCTTGAATCCTGATCCCGCCCAAAATCCTTTAATGGATAAGCCTATTCTACCTGAGATAAATAGGTTTAATCGTTATGATAATGTGATACCAAGAGCAGCTCAAGGTATCTATAACCAAGTAGTACGTCCATTTACTAGTCCACTTGGAATACTAGGACTAGGCATTGATCCTGAAAAGGTTGGTAGTCCACAGCCACCAGAAGTGAAACCGCCAGTATGGGCACCTAAACCAAAAGTTCCATTACAGTTAGGTGCCGCGCCGGAACATATAGCTAATCCTCCTAAATTCATTGCTGGTCCTACTGGTAATGTAGCTCCAGCTAATATTGTTGATCCATCTCTAGCTGCTAGACTTGCAAATATGGGTACTGAAGGGCATCCTCAAACTACAGGTTTGGGGAGTATGTTTAGTCCCGCTGAGTTAGCAGAACAGAGAAGACAAGCTAGTTTAATGTATGGTCCAGCAGAACAATACCCCGGAACCAGACTTCAAGTACCTGACGTCGAGCCTGCAATTCCACCAACTAGTGGGGATACTAGAGGTGGATTCTCAGAACAGACTGGCTCAGAGATGGGATATCCTTATAATGTAGTTCCAAATAGAATGCGGCCCAGGACAGCGCAGAGTAATGTTCTATCAACTACAGGACTAGGCCACGTTGAACCTCCAGTTAAACCGCCAGTAATTGAACCTTCGGTTGAAAGAGTAGCTGAACCTCCAGTCATTGATGAGAATGCTAGGCCAAGTTATGTGGGTGCTATTCAACCTGGTGAACCTGTTCTTCCTAGTGCGATTAATAGACCAGCTAGACCAGCAGCGCCGGGAAGAACTACAAGAGATATGCTAAAGGGCATACCTCCAAAGCAAGCTGCTCCACAAGGTGGAGCAAGCTCAGTAGCACCAATCATTGATGCTGAGATAGTTAAGAAACCTATCAAGCCAACGGTTTCAACTAAGCAAGCGGTGCAGGATTGGGCTAATGGCAGGAAGGCAGCTAATCAATATGGCAGGAATGCTGCTGACGAATTTAGGGATTTGGATGATCCTACTCTAATTGATAAGTATCAAGCTGGCGACAGATCAGGTAGGCTCACTGAGGTACAGGATCACTTGGATCAGTTACGTCAAAACGAAGTTTTGGCTGGTGTATTGCCTGAAGATGCAGTGAAAGCTAACTACTTGCGCCAGTATTGGGAACAAACTCCAGAGCAGGTAGACAAAATCTTTGCTGGTCTTATAGCTAAGACTCCAGCCTTTGCCAAAGAATCGGTGTTTCAAAGCTATCGGCAAGGAATCGCCGCTGGCTTGACTCCCAAGTTCCAAACCCTGCCAGAGATACTTGAAGCTCGAACCGCTGATTCAGTAAGAGCAATCAAGAACAAGCAGTTCTATGATTATCTTCAAAATAGTGGAAAGGTTAAGCCTGGAGTAACCATACCCAATACTCAAGATATTGATAAGATTAGCAGGATGTTCAAAGATCCTGCTGATAAGGAAAGCAAAGAACTTATCAGATATATCAGCAATTATCTGGGTGACTCTTCTGGTCCCATTAAGAAGACTGCTGATGTAGTTAGCTTAACTAAGAACATATACTTAGGTGGCGGTGGGCCTGGAACTAAGTACAACATGCACGGAATAAATACTGCTAAGTCTGACTCCAAGCTTAGGGGATTCATTACTGGAATCAAAGAATTTGTTACCGATCCGACAGGCAATAAGGCTCTAGAGTTTGTAAACAGTAAAGAGTCTAAAGCTAGAATTGCTAAGTTAATGGAGTATGGGTACCAGTACCATCCAGTAGAGGATATGGGTCATGCTGTATCCCAACCACTTGGTCCGGCTATCGGTAGTATTGTTGAAGCTGGGCAGAATATATTTGAGAAACCGCTCTTTGAGCGTTCTCTACCAGCAATGAAACTCAAGGGTGCTAACTATGCTTTCGATAAGCTAACTAAAGCAGGAGTACCTGAAGAGGATGCTTATAGACAGGCTGCTAAGATAGCTAATGAATTCTATGGTGGCATGGACAAGTCTATCAGGAATAAGAGTGGTCAGGACGCAGCTAGGATTGTAGCACTTGCACCTGATTGGCTTGAGTCCAGAGTTAAACTTGCAGCAAATGACTGGAAAGGCGCGGCTAAAACAATAGTAGGTAAGGGCACGCCCGCTGATGTGATGCACGCTAAGTCATTGGCTAGGGGTGCAGCAATGGCCGGCGCCGGTGCTGTTGGTTCGGCTTATGGATATGGTAGTTTAACTAAACCGCAGGATGTAACAAACATACCTATTGGAACTGATGCCAAAGGTAAGCAGAGAGTATTGGATGTTTTGGGTACTGCTGACGAAGCGATGAGACTTCCCATCCAACTTCCTCTAAGAGCAAGTCAGGGTGATCCTATGGCTTTCCTGAAGATGTATGGTGAGAATAAAATGTCTCAGCCTGCTAAGACAATTATGCACTTAGCACAGGGTAGGGATGAGTTTGGTAGGCCATTCAGTGGAAAGAATATTTCTGGAGCACAGAGCTTTAGGAATAATCTGTACGAAGCCTCGCGGCCATTCATGTATCAAGGAGTCCAGGGATTCATTGACTACATGAATGACCGATCAAGTGCAGAGGAAGCAGCAAGTCAGGGATTGGAACTACCGCTCAAATACGAAACTAAACCAAAGACTGGATTAAGATTAGGTGGATTGGGAAGCTTGAAGTGATCTGAAAATCTGAATAGCAATTTCAATCTCTCTCAAGTCCATTGCAGCGTCGGCCACGCCGTGCCAGTCCATAGTGCTGACTTTGAGTCCAAGATAATTAATCATAGATCCTCTATGACCTTCTAATGATTTGATCTTGTACTCAATCTCCTCTGGTGTCATTTTTTTTTTATTCTCCTTTTTATTCTCTTTCCCCTCCTCTGGTCTACAGTTTGAGCATCCTTTACCATAATACCAGAGTGCTGTTTTAGATCCACAATTATCACATTCCATCTCACTCCCCCTTGAACTTCTTGTACTGTCTGATTGCCTCATTGGTTAGCTTATACACATCAGTGTACACTAGCTTGCCGTTCCTATTCACCTGAGTTCTCTCCTTAGTTACCCATCCAGTTTCCCCAAAGATTCCATCTACTATCCTATCTAGGATTGCAGAATCGAAATCTCCGTATCCCTTCCTAAGTAACTTCTGCCTTTCAATCGTATGTTCAGGACTACTAAAGATGTAGTCTAGGATGATCTTTGCCTGCGGCGCGAGTGGATCTTTACCTTTACCTTCGCTTACTCTTTTGGTTGCGTAGCCCAAGTTGGAAGTCATGTCTATGGATTCTTCTATGTGAGCCTCCCTGATTTTGAAATCGACGGCTTCGCTTAGTGAAAGGCACATGGCAACCTTTAGTACGTGGTCAGGTAATCTTTCCTTAAAGCCTGTCTTATCGTCCGCTTCTGTTGTCCTAGTTTGATTGTACCATGTTTCAAATAAATTGGCCGCGCCGCGGGTCCACAAGAACTTTCGCTCTCCCTTATTGCATTCATTGACAATGCACTTAAGGTGTCCTGCTAGTTCTTCATAAGGGAAGTTGAAGTTATCTATTTTTTCACCTTCCACGTCGCTCATAAGACTGTTTATTTTAGATCTCTTTTCTTCATAGACTAATAGAAGTCTTCCAACAAATCCTCCAGTGATGTTCGCTTCAGCAATGGTATCAAAGAAATGGCTAGGACTACTACCACTAAGTAATGTAAGGTTTGGATTAATAACCTTATCCGTGGCCCGACCAATGAGTCCAACATTCCATTCCTCATTCCATTGACAATCGTACAGGTCAGTCAAAATCTTTAGGGCTGCGTCGTCCTTAATCATAGACGACGAAAATTCCGAGGTAACAAAGAATGCCCTGCTATCTTTGAAACTTGGTATTGGGTTCTTCTCATCTGTTTGCTGAGTTGCCATATCCCTAACGATTGATTGCACTGAGTTCCTGCCTGAGATCACTCTTGTTGCTTTGGCTAGGGTTACTAGCTTCTTTGCTACGTTGACTGGAAAGCCTTTACCAAGTCCTGACTTCGCCATTAACATCACATACACATTGGGCCGTAAGATGTAAATTCCCTTTCGGTTCAAGTACGCGCCGTTGTTTACTGTTGCAGCAATCGCGGCTATTGCACTCCAATAGAGAAAACTAATTGGAGTTTCCGCCTCCGCGCTTGCCTCGATCACTCGGCTTATCCAGTTCAATAGTACCCTCCATACTCATTTCCATTCTCCTGGTTTGATTATTAATGGTACTCTCATCTTCCTTGAGTTTATTGGTTCTGATTCTTTTTCTGTTATCATCTTGTAGAACACGTCATCTCGATCGAACAGACCTTTCATCTTGAATATGAATCTGTTCAATTCTTCTGCTACAATCTGAGCCTCAGTTATTGGTTTGCTTGGTAGAAATATCTTCTTCTGTCCTGGCACCCAGAGTAGCTTGTCAATGTCTAGCTCATGACCAACTATGCCAAGTCCAAGTAGCTTTAGAATCTCTCTCCTATTCATTCCTCTACCTCAATGAGAAGTGAACTTAACCAATCACGGATCTTCTTGGCATCCTCTATCGTAGGTTGTATGACTAGTGAATGCTTTTTGTGACGTGCATATATTTCAAATACATTAAGGTTTATAGATTTGAATACAAGATCCTCATCTATGTCATCTAGAATGATTAGGTCATTCATATCTTTCAACCTGATCCTTGATTTAACTAGATTAACTAAATCATCATACTGGGGAGAAATAATCAGGTCAGAAAATTCCCACCCTAAGATATCTTCGCGCGAACTAACTAACAAAAAAGTGACCCCAGATTCATCCAATAACATTCTTTGGGATAAATTTATTTGTTTGATCTTGTAGTTATCTTTCATCCACTGCGTGGTACTTTCTATATTAGATGTAAGTACAGCAATAAATCTCATGTTAGCTTCAACCCTTTCATGTTCTTATAGTTAGTGTCACTCCATTCAAATTCCGCAGGAATAGTGAGCTTGACCTTCCGGCGCAGGGTACATTCACTGAAGTCAATCTCGCGTTCGATTTTGGACTTCATGAACTTAGCTATCTCTATCATTTCCCTTTCCCTAACCATTACAGTTAGGGCGTCGTGGTCTTCCTTCAACCACTTGATATCCAGTCCTTCAGCCTTGATATCTAATGCCCCACGCGTAAGCGTGTCGTGTACCGTACTTTGTGGTATCTGAGCGTACCCCTCACGATACATTTCCTCACCTACCCTATCAAGAAAGAATCTAATTCTACCGTAAGGGTTAATGAGGTACCTCTGTTTGTTGATGTAATGTTGGATTTGATTGTGGAAGACTCCTTTAATTTTGGGAGAACATTCATGAAACTTTTCAAGGTTTCGTCGTGCTTTGTACTCCGATAGGTCGAGCTTAATGCCCGCGCGCCGTGCTTCAGAGTGACAGTCAGCATGATGCCTTTCTGGTCCCATGTTATAATTACCTGCATGTCTTGTTTTCTTTCCAAGGAATCTCTCACCCCCCTCCTTGTCTATTTTGTCAACCAATGGATTGGAACAAACCGTTGTCAGCTCAATAGAGTTAACATAATCGAATACCAATCCTGCTGTTCTTCTATGAATGTCTACTGTATCAAATGCCTTGAGTAACTCCCAATCTTCTGATAGAACTGCTACTACTCTTGCTTCTGCTTGACTGAGATCACAAGAGAGAAAAACATATCCCTCATCTGGAACGAGCATACGTCTGACATCTGCACCGATATCTCCATGTTTGGTAATCGTTTGGAAAGCCAACCCGACACTATGTCCTTTAGGTCTGATTGGGCTGTCAAGAGTATTAGTCGTTGAGCGGCCAGTTTCTGTGCCGGTGATAAAGAAACTACTCTTAAGTCTTCCATCGTAATCAAGCTCCGCTTCTATGTACGTGCCTTTAGCCTTTCTCACGCGCCGGTCTTCAAGGATATTACTAAGAATAGTTTTCCTTCTATCATCCTTAACTGCATTGGTCATCAACTGAACAATAGTATCTTCACCAGTATCTTTACGGAGAGGACAACCAAGTTCGTTGTAAACCAAATTAAAAATCTGCTTGGGTGAAGCAACATTGATGGGCCGCCCGACCAACTTGATGAATTCTTGCTGAAGTCGATTGTGCCATGCAGTGTACTTTTGGTTGAGTCTAGATCGTATATGAGGATCGACTCTAAATCCAGTTCTTTCCATTTCAAGGTAGAAATTGTGGAGCCTCGCGACGTAATTGTAATAAAAATCTTTGATCTTTGGGGAGTAGTCATGGGCTAACTCATCTAGTTCTTTGTCTTGATCTTCCCATACCTCGTAAGTAACGGCGCAGTCCCTCGCGTTGTAGATAAACAACTGATCTGCGTTGTCTATGTTTGGCCTATACTCCTTGCCATCATCCTTGTAGTATGATTCCTTAGTCCTGAAACTAGTGATTACTGAAAGCTTCTTACTTGGTAGCTCAGGATTAAGTGTGTGTTCAAGGCTTAGGGTATCTGCAAAGATAGTTCCTTGCGCCGGCCGCAGCCCCAATCTAAACAACTTCTCATCATCGTACTTAAAGTTGTGTCCTATGATCTTTTTGGAAGGATCTGAAAGAAACTTAGTTAAGAGTTTCCATCTCTCGACAAGATCAGAAGTATGGCTGTCACTAAACTTGATACCACCAAAGTGAGAATAAAGTGGTACACTGATAGCCTCATGCTTGTTGAAAGCAATACCAACACATACAGGCAAGCAGTTAATAGATTCGATATCAACACTTGCGATAGCTTGGGATTCATATTCCCTCAGGAATCGGAATAGATCAAGTGAGTTTCTAGCTACCTTTAAGTTTCGTTGTGGCAGAACTAGTTGCGGACTGGCAGATTCCTCAAGTGCTCTCTTGAAGTCTGCAATCATTACGTACTTCCAAGAGTACTTAAAGAGTCCGGCGCCGGGAGTTCTTCTCTTCTGATAGAGTAGGTTTGCTGGATGAAATGTGGCTACTACTTTTGGTGTTCCTTCTTTTGAGGGTAGTATACTACCACGGTAGTTATGGATTCCGAATTTGTTTGTTGTGGCTTGTAAAGCTTTGTCTCCAAGTGCGAGAATCGCATTTGGCTTGACGGTTCTGATTTCTTGCCAAAGGTTACTAATCTGTTCGTTAATATCAACTCCGATTTCATGAAGTCTGGAGAACTCATTATTTGGCGGGCGATACTTAGACACGTTCGTAATATAAATATCTGAACGGTCAATACCAGCGTCTTTAAGTAGCTCATTAAAGAGTTCCCCTGTGGGTCCAACTAAAGGCTTGCCATGAATTTCCTCTACCTCTCCCGGCGCCTCGGCTACAACCATTAGTTTGGTATTGAGAGCGCCCGCGCCGGGAACATAGTTGCCTTTCTTAATGTAAGATCCTGTATTCATTTGAGTGGATTCTGATTCTGCATTCCAAGCATCTTCTCGTACTCAAGACGACTTGGACTTGTTTTTGTTTTATAGCTTGCCCACAGCGCGCAGTATGTGCAAAGGTCTAGGAATGAATCATCAACGCTCTCATTGTTTGGTTCTCTATTTTGGTTACGTAGGGTTGCTAGTCTAGCAAGCTTAGTTGCGATCAAGCTAACGAACGCTTTGTCTATTGGATCGTTGAACCACTCAATCAATAAAGCGGATCGCTCAAAGTTTTCGTATTGGTTCGATTGTGCCGCGTAGTCCAGATTCTTCTTGTGGTGAATGCTTTTCATTCTGTCCAACAAACTCACAAACTCTGGTATCATTATTGAACCTCCACGTTCTCAGACAGATTGTGCAAAGGAATGTTTGTGTTGCCTTCCAAGGGAGCCTCAATTTCAATCTCGGCTTACACTCAAAGCACTCGCGCCGGTAGTTGAACTTCATTTCACCTACTTGAATGTTTAGGGAGGATAGCACTCTCTAACCAATCTACAACTATCTCTAGAGTATCTAGCGTTCTTCCCTCTACCTTCCACTTAAGTACACCGTTGTCATAGTACTCAGTGTAGAAGTAATCACCGTTCTTGTACATGAATACTGATCTCATTAGTCCTCTGCTCTTTCAAAGCCTTTTGCTTTAACATACTCCAATGCTTTCTGATAGGATTCCATTTCCTCTAACCTTGGATAGACACGTAGTGCTGCTGCTAACTTTAGGTCTTGGCAAATCTTACCTATGCTTCGCTTAGTGTGCGCCGCTACCTCCCTAATTGTGTAATCATTCTTCTTCTTAAAATACTCTATTTCATTAACTTGAACTTGCCATCTGTCTCGCATAATAAGCTCCCAAAAGGAGACGGCGCGGGCATTGGTTTACCCACGCCGTCGGTGTCAACTAAGCTTTGAAGCCGGGATCTTCCTCTTCTTCATCTTCTTCATCTTCTTCTGAAGAATCCTCTTCTTCTTCTTCTTCTTCTTCTTCTTCTTCTTCTACCAGATCATCTTCATCTTCATCTTTAATCATTTGCTTTCTGCCTTTTGCTATTTAGCCTGTTAGTAATTGATTTGGTGGTCATGGCAGGG